GCATCCGTTTCTAATGTATCATAAAAATAATCTGCAATTTTCATGAACTTTTTACGTAGCCCAGGTTTTAGCTCATCAGCAACCCAAAGCTTTGGATTCAATGTATTCTGTGTTTGATATTCGTTAATCATTTTATTTATACGTTCCCGATGCTTTTGGTTTGAAAGGATCTTTTGATTTATCTTTCATTAATTCTGAAGCTCCTTGTAATCCTTTATCAGCTCCGATTGCAGTGATAAAATTCTTAATTGAATCTGATGTTTCAACCGTTGTTTCATAAACACCTGGGAAGAATTCAGATACAGCTTTTGCTAATGCTGGCCATACTACGCCATCTGCTGCATCTATCTTATTTTCTGTTGGCAAACTAGTGCCATCCCATTCCAAACCAGCCGATTCTAATACATCGTGTATTTCATTCCATATAATGTCTAGAGACTTTCTCGTAGATAAATTGATATCCGTAAATATAGTTTTACCTGCAGGAATCATATCTCTACTCAATACAGTCTTAAGATTATTCAAATCATTAGTTTTAAATGTATTGAATATAGGTGAATTGGTTTTAATTGATCGATTGATTACTGTAGTTGCTACTTTATTATATACATCTGTAGCCTCATTTTGTAAATAACGAAATAATATTTGTATGTCTGTAGCACTAGTTGGATTCAAACTTCGTACGTATGATAATTGTGACGGAGAAAGTTGTCGTTCTATTAGTTTTAAAATTGTTGAAAAATCTGTTGTAGGCAATGTTTTTGTTAACGCAGTCAATTTTAAAGGATCGCGCATTTCTCTTTTAAAACGACGTTCTAACCCTTTAGCAATTTGAGCAACTTTATTTTCAGGAAACCATTTCATACCACGAAGCTTAAGCATAATAGTGCTTGTAGTTTTATTGATTTTTTCAATTTGTTTTAATGTTTTAGCAGATGCCCCGGTTAAATCTGTTACAGACTTAAATGATGTTTTTCGTCCAACTTTTTTAGCATTAGCAAGTTCTTCAATTGATTTTCCATTAATACGAAGCCAATTTGCAAAATCATCTAATTGTTGTATGATATCATCTGCAGCTTTATTTGATATAGGTGCTTTTTTAATAGTACTATATGATGAACGTAAAACACTTTCTAATGATTCTAAACCATTTCCAATTTTTGCTAAATCTCTAGGTTTAATTACACCAGTTTCAACTAATTCATCCCACATTTTCATTTGTGCTGATATATCATCACTTCCTTTAAACGAAGCCCGGATCAGTTTTTCTAATTTTGCAAGACGAGCTCCTTTATATATTGATTTAGCTGTTACTTTTATTACAGAACCAATAATTGGAATAACTGCTATAACAGAAAAGAATGCATCAAAATATTTACCACGAGCAGCATATATTGATGCATTAATTATGTCAATTATATCTCCATAACCTGGAATGAATCCTAACCAATCCATTACGGTTTGCAAATAATCTATCCAAGTATTAGGTTGTTCCTTTTTTGCTTTTGGTTCTGCTTTTATAGCATTTTCTTTAGATAATGTTAAAACCGGTTTGCCTCCTTGCATTGAAATCTTGCCAACTTTCCATGCAGTTTTTTTGTGACGTTCTGGGTGCGGTTCATTCCACAATACGATAACGCCATTTTTAGTTTCATAACCTAATGTACGAATTTGTCCTGTACTATATACTGATCCATCTTCATAAAACCAAAAACGATCTTCTTTAGTATCTAGTTCATAACCATGCGGATTCAATCCTAAAGCAAATGGTTTTGCGCCCATTTGTTTTAATAAATCTTCTGAAGATTTTTTATCGTCTGGCCATGGTTCTCTGATTTTATATGTTGGATTGTATTTAGATTGTGTCACATATTCATGCAATTTTTTAATATTTTCCATCAAGATTTGTTTCTTAATAGAAAATACTTCTTCTACAACAATCTGTTTTAATATTTTATTTTTCATAATACAGTATATTCATTTTATATAAATATAATCATTTCCAAAAGAGCTGTACTAAAATAAGAGAGAATGCTAATGTTAAAGATATTGCTGTTTTCATATTAATACCTTCATCTTTAAAAATGTAAGTCATTAATGTAAATATCATTATTCCAGACACAAAAGAAAGAAACCTGCCTGGCCAAAAGGCACCGGCAAAGCCCGATACTGATAATCTAGTTGCTTCCATAAATGCCCATGTTATTGGAACTCCTAATAACATTAATGAGAATCTATATTCTTTTGCCCATGGCCAAATTAGTGGCCCGTTGGTTTGAACCCAAACAACAATTTGACCAAATAAAAATATTAAAAATGAATAGGCTAAATGTTTATAGTTCATAATAAATAATAAGGAATATTATGATTATATCCAAATTATTTACGATCGCCTTTATGTAGATCTACTTTGTCTAGAATTGCATTCAATGCTTCTATTTGAATAAATCCAGACATCGATGCATTTTTTAATGCACTAATTAATTGAAATATAATAAAAGGGACTAGAACGGTCTCACTTAACCAACTAGTCCCTTTAAATCCTTTTTCAACCATTAACAACACAGTAAGAAGAATAATCCATGTTACTAAAGTTTTTAAAACTTTTAGTGCCTTATAGGTTTGAAAACCTTCTCGTTTTACTCCAGCAATTACGCCAAAGAAGCCATCTGCCATTACTACTCCAACCAATGCCAAATATTGATCTGAATTTGCCATTGCTAAGTTGAAAAAATAAGTGCAGATAAATGCTGCAATTGTACTCAATGAATATATTCCTGTTGCTGTTAATGTGGTTGTTTTCATTGCGATATCTTATTTGTAAGGTACGTAAGAAGTTGTTCCGCCTTTTCTTACCGCACGAAGAATTTGTTTGCGCTGCTTACCAGTAGATTCATATGATACATGAACCCAATCCGGATTAGCATCTGTTCCAAATTCCCAAATCAATTGATCAAATTCTAAATTGTCTTTAATATAATCAAATACCATTTTATTAGTGACGCCGCCTGCATGACCATCCATATCAATATCAATAGCTTCACCCGAACAATGTTGAGAGCTTAATGCTCCTCCGATTGCTGTGTTTAAATCTTTACTGCGATATCCAGATGAAATATGAATTGGTTTACCAAAATGATTGCGAATTGGTTCAAAAACCTTTTCAGCTAATAATTTAAAGTTTGCAATATGTGCGTCTGTAGGCATATTGCTAATTCCGCGACGTTTTGCAGTTTCACTGCGTGTAACTTCTGCTAATGATAAGTGTTCACTTAATTGCATATTTTATTCCTTATTTTACGTATTCGTAATATTTTTTAGTTTTAGCATTTCTATCTTCTAAACCATGAGTTCCGCCGTTGATTCTTTTTGTCAATGCTAAGATAGCTGCATCGTTAACGCCTTGGTCACAAATAGACCAAAGTTTATTACGATCAAAAAAGAACATTGCTGATTCAAATGCATATGTTGTTGCAACTAGATCTGGGGTATCTAGTATTTCTGGTTTTTTAAGATATTCTGCAAATGCTTGATAATTCGCTTTTCCTGTGAGTTGTAGTGCACCTCGGCCCCGATACTTCCAACCATCCCCTGATGCTTCATCGCCATTCCCCATTCGGCTTGCATACACTCGGTTGGCAATCTTTTCTGGTTGCCGCGCATAAGACTCTTCTAATGTTCCAGGAAAGTATTTTCCAAAGATCCCTTGTAGACCCGATGCTGAATAATTTAAATTTTCTGAAAAGGCCTTAAAGCCGCCAGTTTCATGTGACGTTTGCGCAAAAAAGTGAGCTGCTCTAACCGGAGTTAATTTATAAAACTCCATTGCTTTTTTCATTGTGCCTGGGCCAAATGCTCCATCTGCCGTAACACCAATTTTTTCTTGTAAACTTTTTAAACTCATTATTCTTCCTCAGTAGTAGTATCTTTTCCTTTGCCTGCAAATTTTTCTAAACCTGCAATACCTAAGCTACCTAATGTTACAACAACAAATGAATTATAAATGTATTCATTTAATTTTAATTCGTTACCAAAATAACCAGTAACTAAATCAACAAACATTGCAATGGTCATTACTGCAAATGACATAAAACCAATAATAGTTTTTTCGTTAAAGTCATTTGAATTTTTAAAAATGTCCGTAAACTTTGCCATAAATTCTCTCCTTTTTTTATTTTTATATAAATATAGCAAAGGACATTGTTTATGTTATTTTTTTGTAGTTAGATTTATTAAATCGTCAAGATATGATTTTATAGTTACAATTGTAATTGTTAAATTGCCTAAATTAAATGTTCCTGGTTCTCCTGATTCAGTTATAATTTTTGGTAGCATTTGTAAATAACTTAAATCTTGTTGTGTAAAACGACTTCCATCAATTTCAACTATGATATCATCATAATCATAACGATCTGTATTAGTTAATAAGTGACATCGTTTTGTTAAATCATACATTGTATTTGGCTGTTCTAAAGTAATATACTTCATCCATTCAGCGTCAGAATATATTCTATCGCAAAATGGTTCTAACAACTTTAATAAATCATTGCTACAATTTTCTATTCGATATGCAATATTGTATTTGGGTGTAATGATTGGATATTGATATTCATTATTTTCAACCCACGTTCCCCATTTTCGTAAATAGTTACGTGCTGCTCTTTCGGATACTTTTTTAAAATAATCATCATCTTGTCCCACTTGTTCTGTCCATCGATGGCCCCTACAAGTTAAATGATATACAAATGCATCTCGGCTTTGAATTAATTCATATCCTGCTAATATCCATCGTTGAAAGATATCTGAATCTTCGTATGGGAACGGGGCAAATA